CTTCTAATAGGTGCGTCAATGTTCTCGTTGTCTGTAAATGCGCCCTCAATGAAACTCATGCGCTTCTGGATTTCGTCCAATCCCTCAACATCAGCTTCAACAATTGTCCCGTCATCATAGACAAAACTTATGCCATCGTTGTGCCATTTAACATGGAGGAACTCCCTCCCGTCTTTGCCGTCCTTGCCGTGTTTTCCATCAACTGCGTTCTTTCCTCGTTGGGCAAACATCTTTGCCTTGCCGTTAACAATCAAGAAAGTAGTGCCAGAGTCAATAAATAGATCGCCTTCTTTGTAGTCTGTTTTGTCTGACTTTATTCCTGTCCAACGGAAGCCATTAACTCCTATGCGTTCCCAATCCTCGTGTGAGGGTTCTTTGTCTGTGTCTTTAAGTGCTTTAAATTGTTGCCCTATAAAATGCTGAACAATTTGACCTTCTCGATAAATGCCTTTAATCCATTCTTTAGTGTTGACACCAATCCCTTCTTGACCGGTTTCGCCTTGCTCGCCTTGCGTGCCTTTTTCGCCGTCATCGCCTTTGTCTCCCTTAATGGTTTTAACATTCTCTATTTTTTGGTTGAGCGCAGTTATTTCATCAATGATTGGCTCAACAGATTTTATAAGATCATCTTCACGCATGGTTTATAGCCGCCTTTTTTTGTTTAATTAAATCTTGAATAAGAAGTTTTGCATACTCTGGTGAGATGTTGTTTTCCTCAACAACCACATCTTCAGTTGCTTGATTAGCCGCTTGAGTTGCTGCTTCTCGTTCACGCTCAAGCATTTCCTTAATCTCGTCCATTGGAATCATTTGTTTTTGAAGATAAGCGCTATCACCGCCGCCTGTTTGCCCTAGATTTTCCATTGCTCTTGCTTCGTTAGGGGTCATGATTCCGCCTTGAACGGCTTTAGAAAGTCCATCAATACGCCCTTGAAAATCTGTTCTTAATAAGGCTGATGTGCTTAACTCAATCTTCTCATAGGTGTTTAAATTAAATAGCCGGTCAAATGATCGCTCGATGTGTTCAATATAAGAACCTAATGACATAGCCATGAATGATCTCATTAGTGATTCTGAATTGTTAAGCGTTGCGTTAGCCAGATCATTGATCAGTGGTGACGGCACACCAAACACTCGACCAATATCTGCAATTGACATATTTTGTGCTTCAATTAGCTGCGCGTCTTGTGAAGTTACTGACAAAGCCTGATACTTCATATTTGCGCCTAATATTGGCACTTTGCCTTGATTCAGTTGTTGGCTTGCGTTTGCCCATGCCATCTTTAATGATTCCATTTGTTTTGCGTCTAGGAAAGGACGATCCGGTGTGCCTTCATAACTGATCACCCCTGATGGTCTACTCATGTGATTAAAAAACGCAGCTTGTGACTTACTTAAAGCCACATTAATGTTGATCGCCAATGCGGCAGCTTTTAAAGGTGACTCGCCCATCAATGGGTGTCTTGGTGTGTGGAATCTTAAATGCAAGACATCTCTTGCCGGCACAATATAGTCAGAACCCCCCTCTGCAAGCGGTGATGATCCTACTGAATAAAATATGGACTTGGTGTCCGGATCAACCATCGGTGAGCAAGTATTCGGCGGCAATAAATTCAAACTTGAGATTTCGCCACGATCGTTTCTGGTTGCCAAACAAAATGCCTCGCCTTCAAAGAGTGCGGTGGATATTAAGTTGAGTAGAAAGTCAGGTGACTGTTGGTAACTGTTTGGGTTTCTTAAAACGCGATAAGCGGCAGATGTTGTAATCCTTTTAAATTCGCCGTCTTTATCTCTGATGTGCTGCGGGTAACATTGTGCAATGGCTCTCGCAATCAACATGACACAGGCATAAACTGCCGGCACATTCTTTGATTGATTCTTGTCTACTTCAAGGTTGCGATTCCAACCATCTTCCAATGATCCTAATGGGAAACTTGCGCCCGTTTCAGATGTGCCAGAGAATGTCCCTCGCCATGACCCTTCAACACCCATTAGCGCTTTATACGCATTCACAAACCTGTTTGCCATAACCTACTCCGCTTCTAATATTTTAGTTTTATATGTTTTCTTTTTTGATTTTGGACTTGGTGTTTCTTTAGTTTGCACCTTGCCAATTTTGTCCATGTATTTATAAATTCCATCAGGTAACTTGATTGCTTCACCTTGTTCTACTAAATGATCTGCGTCTTGCCTTTTGATTGCCTCTGCTCTGTTGCCGTTGATTGTTTTTCTTAAAATTAAAACTGTTGATCTTGTCATCTTTTCACTCCTTATAGGAAAAACCCGCCGAAGCGGGTCATATCCGTTATGTTACCAAGTAATAGCAGTTCTTTGCACAATCGCGTTAGCTCGTAACATCGCCCATGAGGTCGGTGCTACCATTCTAATGCCGAGTGAGTAAGTTTGCCATAATGATCTTGATGTAGTTCCAACATAAGCGTCACCTGTTGATCCCGCTATTTCAGCGCCACCATTAGGGACAACTTCGCCCGCAGTTCCTAAATCACCCGCAGCGTCACCCGCCATAGTTGGCGCAGTTCCGTTTGCGTTGTTTTGTGCAACTGTTGCTACATCTGAAACATCAAACATTGGTGTGTCAAAAGCAGATACAAATGCGTCTGCGTCTACCATCACACAAATATCAGCCGGCACATTATCTGATGAGATAACTTGCATTCCTAGCAGTCTATTTTGCGCGATTTCGTCTCTATATAAGAACTCACCTAATGAAGATTGAAGCATAGATACATTAAGTTTAGTTATGCTATTCATAATCAAGACAGGTCTTGATCCGGTTCTGTTAGCAACTAAAAAACCAAGCATATCTTTAAGGTCGGTGATCATTGCGTCTGATCCACCACCCGCAGTTCCCGCAGCAGTTGATATATTATATCTCATGCCCGCCGGACGCACGCCTTCAACTTTGTTAAGTGTTGATAGTAAAGCGTTGTCTAAAACAACAGAATAAGACTCTGAAAGTGCCGTTCTTAATAAACCTTCAATAGCCGGTGTTGATCGTTCTGCAATCTCTCTCGACATTGTAGTGATCGCCGCTAGCTTATATCGGTTAATTGTTTCAGCGCCAAAGTCATACTGTGTTAATGGGATTGCACCCGCTTCACCTACCCAAGCCGGCTCACTCGGTGTAGCACCTAAAGGGTTGCGTCTTGGAATAGTGATTGAGTTGAAACCACCAAAGTTTAGATTTTGAGAAGTCGCTGCAAGTGCTGCTGCAACTGAAGTTGTTTTTAATGTATCTAAAAACCCTTGAGTTGAATCTTGCACTAGTTCTGCCGCCCAACCTGATGTGGTTGTCATTGCCGGTTGAACCGCAGTTTTAGCTACATAGTCAAATGTTGACTTAACATATTCCTTGTCGCTATAGCGTTCCTCTAAAACTTGCTCGACTGATTGTTTTTTAGCAAACGCAATAAATTTTGCAGTTGCGTGCTTAAACATTAAGTCTTTAACATCAGGGTTGCCCAAATGAGCCGCCTTGATAATTGTTGGCGCATTAACTGCTTCAGCTTTTGTTGCTAGTGCTGATTCAGCTTTTTTAAGTGCCGCAAGTGTGTTTGTTGATTTTTCTACTCTGTTTGATAATTCCTCGACTTCGTTAAGAAGTGACTCGTCATCAGGACTTGCTTCCAATAGCGTTGTTGATTCAACTAAAGCGTCTTTTTGCTTTAGCAGATCTTCGTCAGCAGTTTGGATTTTTTCATTTAAATTGCTCATGATTTTTTCCTTAATTTATTGACGCGTAAAATTTGCGCCTTTGCGTTTAAAAGAGTTGTTTCTACTAAATGAGCAGACTCGCTCTCAATGTTGTCCATACTTGACTGACTTTCAACATATTCTGTTAGGTCGTGGCTTTTAGCCACTTGCACTGCTCTTGGGTGTGCCGGTATTGATACCACGCTACACTCTAGCAGTTCTAATTCTTTAAAATGAATGCCACCTTTTTTGTTTGGTGATCCTTTGCCTCTAAAGCCAATTGAACTAGACATTGGAACGCCGTCATCAATTAGTTGCTTAATCATTTTGCCTAAATTGGTCGTAGCCGTTTTTAATGTGCCTTTTAATGTGTCTCCCACAACGCGTAAATTTTCCCAATAGCCAAACGGCTTTGATGGATCATGATTGAATAGCGCGGGTAGTTTTTTTATCTTGGTTGCGGTGTTGTATGCGGCTTTGTCTATAGTGTCGCCATCGCGATCAATAGAAGTTGCAGACATAATAAAGTGGATTTGATCATCATTAGACTTTTCGATGATAGTGCTTAACTGTTTGTTTTCCATACCAATCCTTATGGGTTGTTTTAGGA